CTGAATGCTTTGGGCTGCATATCCGTACCGGACTTATTACCTTCTTAAACAAATATGGACTAAGCCGCCGTGGCTTCCTCGTTTTCTGAAGTCACTTGGACTTAGTCCTATTATGACGTTATCACCCGCTTCTGTCAAGTAGGGACTAATAATTTTTTCAAAAAAATTTGCACCCAGGGCATTTCACCCTGGATGCCGGATACCGGTTAAGCCTAACTCAGTATAGGTGCCGTGCTCTCATTTATCGGGCAGCACGTACAGTTTGGAATGTACAGCATGTCCTCATCATTATCCAGATCATCTGCCATCGTCTGGATCAGACTCGACAGTTCTTCTGTAAACTCCTTTGGTTCCATGTCCTTTGCAATCAGGTTGTACCTTCCGTTAATCTTCGTCATTACCATGTCTTTACTCCTTTGATTTCCAGTGAAATAACTATTCCTCTTCAAACCGCCAATGAATCTCAATCCTGTATTCCGGATACACAATCACTTTTTCAACGAATGTCTCCCAGGCATCCTCGGTCATTTCCTTCAGATCTAAAAACGACTTTGCCGTTTCCACTCTCGACTGAATAGCTTCATCGGATTCCGCAGTCAGCTGTTCCGCCATTCTGGCATCGGAGATCTTCTGTTCCAGTGCCGCAATCTCATCATCGTATTCCTGCTTCTTTACCTTGAAGCTTTCCCGATCTATGCTTCGGTCAGCCAGCTTCTCAAAAAGCATCTGCTTTGCCTTCTTTGCAGATTCAAGGGCACTTTCCAAAGCATGAACTCCATCAACCTCAGCTGCCTTGCCACCACCGGCACGTTTCAGCTTTAGTTCTTCCGTATCCAGTACCCGCTTCAGCTTTTCTTTCAGTTCCCTGAGTACAAGTTCATCCAGATACTCTTCCTTCATGCTGACCTTCTTACACTCGATATCAGAAGTCATGCAGTCGCCTCTATGGCAGTACAGATCCGGTCCGCTTTTCAAACGTGCATTACGTCTCGTAAGATTTCTGCCACATATTCCACATTTATAATGAACCCTCTTGTAAGCAGCCCTTGGAGCCTGTGGCGAAATCATCTCCTGTACCTTCCGGTACTCTTCCTTGGAGACAATCGGCTCATGCATATCCTCCACACGGATCCATTCATCCTTCGGCTTTGCAACCAGCTTCCCCGTCACTCTGTCGAAAGCAGTCTTAAGTGAAACAACGGCTCCGGTATAAATCTCATTCGATAAAACAAGCCCGACTGATGAAGCTGTCCAGCACATAAACTCGAAATCACTTGTATGGTTCGTCGCTTCACCCTTTTTATGCTTGTACACTGTAGCGCAGCTAATCCCTCTGTCGTTCAGGTTCCGTGCGATCTCGGTAGGCATTATCCCTGCCAGCCGCATATCAAAGATTTCTCGAACAATCGGTGCCGCTTCGGGATCCAGTTCCAGCTTATGCTTGTCCTTTTTACTCTTCCTGTATCCGTACAGCGTCTGTCCGGCATTGTATTTGCCCTGCAGTGCCATCTGCCGTCTGGACTCCTTAACCTTTTTTGACAGATCTCTGGAATAGATGTCATAAACCAGATTCTTGAAAGCTATATCCAAGCCGCCCTCACAGGTCTTGCTGTCATAGTGGTCATTGATGGCAATAAACCTCACCCCAAGGAATGGAAAGAGCTGTTCAAGGTAATCCCCCAGCTCCACGTAGTCCCTTCCGAAACGTGAGCAGTCCTTCACGATGATGCAGTTGATCTTGCCCTTCTTCGTCAGCTCGATCATTTCCGTGAATTGCGGTCTGGTGTCAAAGTACCTGCCGGACAGTCCGTCATCACACCGTTCTATCACTTTGCATCCCCTAAAATCAGGCTGCCTATTGATGTAATCCATAATAAGCCGTCGCTGAGAAGTGATGCTCCCGCTCTCGACCTTCCTGCCGAATATGTCCCGGTCTTCATCGGAAAGCCTCATGTAGGCGCATATCGTATAGTTACTCATCCCACATCAGCCCCTCTCTGTTCGACCAGTTCCAAAAGTTCCTGCAGTTCATCCCCAAAGGTATATTCAACCTCGAAACGTGTCTTGCTGTAGCAAGTTATCTTCTTTATAAATGTAGTAACCAGTTCCCGGCTGATGCTCTCAACACCGATATACTTGGCAAATGCAGCCGCCATCTCTTCATCGCCGGCATAATCAGCCGCGTAAAGATCTATCGCCCTCTGTACCTCACCAATCTCTGCCGAAACCGCATCCAGCTCTGCAAGGTACCCTGCCTTCATTTCCAGATAATCGTCTTCTGTAAACACCCCGTCAGCAAAATCCTCATACAGGTTCTTGATGAAGTTGTTTATTTTATCCTGCCTTGCTTCCAGGTCAGTCATCTTCTTCTGAAGCTCGGCCTTCTTCACGGAAGCCGCAGGTGCCCTGTTCAGCTTCTTAAGTCTGTCCTTTGCATCCACATACACAGCTATATGCTGCTGTATCAGCTTCAGCACCAGTGCATCAAGGTCATCAGCCTTCACATTCTTAGGCGGATCGTTCAGGTTATTATTTGCAGACCGCCTGCAAACGTAGGTGCTGTAATGCCCGACTCCGTTTACAAGCTTCACCGTTCTGCGGTAAATATTCATCTTCTTACCACAGTGGCCGCAATACAGGACCCCTCTGAAGATGCTCTCTCTGTTGTTCTGGATTCCTTCATACTTCCCTCGTGTCGAAAAGTATTCAGCCCTTTTTACTTCCATCATTTCCTGAGCACGTTGGAAGGTATCCCTGTCGATGATCGCTTCATGGTGATTCTCCACATAATAGCCATCATCACGCTTAATTGCTGAAGTAATCCCCTTGTAATAGCACTTCTGTGTCTTAGCAATCTGGACATCACCTATATATATAGGATTAAGCAACAGGTTTCTGATCTGCTTGTTCTCCCAAACGCTGGAATACTTCTGCTTATGGATAACATCCTTCTCCTGCCAGTAAACACTTGGTGCAGGAATTCCATCATTATTCAGATCTCTAGCAATTTGATTCAAGCTCTTTCCGCCGGTGTACTCTGTAAAGATGCGAATCACTATATCCTTCACATCCTCATCCACCAGAACCATGTGCGGATCCTCTGGATCCTTCTTGTAGCCGTAAGCCGCTGTAGTCGCAAAGAATATCCCCTGCTTGAACTGATTCTCAAAGGAAGTACAGATCTTCTTTGAGATATCCTTTGCATATGCCTCATTGATAAGGTTCTTCAGCGGTACCACCAGTCCGTCTTCCGTAGGATTTGATGTCAAGCTGTCGTAGTTATCCGTCACTGCTATGAACCGCACCCCGAAGAACGGGAAAATCTTTTCAATGTAGTCCCCAGCTTCAAGGTAGTTTCTTCCAAGCCTTGAAAGATCCTTGACCACAACACAGTTGATCTTGCCACTTCTGATATCAGCGATCATCCGGTTGAACTCTGGCCTGTCAAACTTTGTGCCGGTAACGTGTCGGTCAACATATTCACCGGTCAGTACCAGTGACGACTCCTTTTCTACAAAGTCCTTCAGGAACTCCATCTGGTTCTCAACAGATTCACTTGCGATCTTGCGCTCATCCTCTCTGGACAGACGCACATATATCGCAGTCTTGTATCCTTTAACCTCTGCCGCAGCCGGTGTAACAACAGCAGACTCTTTTCTGCTCTTACGTGCCATTTACACCGCCTCCTTCATATCAATCGAATACAGCTCAGCAAGCCGTTTCAATTCCTCTGCTTCTTCACGGAAGCGGTATGTCACCTGTATAGTGTTTCCGTCTATAACATCAATCCGCTCGATCAGAAATGTAATAAGGCTCCTGTCCAGCTCCTTGATCCCCTTATAGGTCTTAATCTTCTCAATCCATTCCTGCTTGCCGGAGCCGTTTGCAAGGATCATGTCCCTCTCTGCTTCAAGAGAAACAATACAGCTCTCAGCTTCTTCAAGCTGCTTCTGGTAGCGGGCTCTGAGCATGGAATACTCTTCCTTGGAAAGGATCTCATCCTTGAAATCCTCATACAGGTTTTTCTTCCTGCTGTTGCAGCTCTCAACCTCTTCCCTGAGCTTACTGATGCGGTCTTCGTACTTTACGATGTCCGGCTTTGCGCTTTCAGTCTTGCTTATAATCTCTACTGCTTCAGACAGTGCGATCATCTTACCAATATGAGTACTCACTGTCTCCGTCACGGTTCGTATCAGTTTCTTCGCCGGAAAACAGTGTGAGCTGCAGGTGCCCTTATCTCTCTTGTTACCTGAGCAGACATAGTACACATACTTCTTATCTCCTGCAGGAACCGTCTTTCTGACCATCGGCTCGCCACAGTCAGCACAGTACACCATACCCGCCAGCGGAAACACTTCCGACTTTTCCGGAGCAACCCTTGTATCCCTTAAAAGAAGTTCCTGCACAAGGTCAAACTCGCTTTTGGAAATTATGGCTTCGTGCATATCCTCAACACGGATCCACTCACTTTCATCCCTATGGATGCGCTTCTTGATCTTATAATTCGGTGTGGTGCACTTGCCCTGCACAACCGTTCCTGTGTAAACCTCATTCTTCAGGATCCGGAGAACTGCGTTGTAGCTCCACTTCGGCTTAACCGACTTCCTAAAGCTACTTTCAAGTGATACCCCGATGCTCTTCTTATATTGAAGCGGTGCCAGGATCCCATCAGCGTTCAGTTTATTCGCTATGGCCTGCTGGCTCATGCCGCAGATCTTCATGGTGAAGATGTCTCGTACCACATCGGCTGCATATTCATCAACTACAAGGTGGTTTCTGTTCTCTTCGTCCTTCAGGTAGCCGTATGCAGCAAAGGCTCCGATGTATTCCCCGTTGCGCCTTTTGATATCCATGTGGCTTCTGATCTTGATGGAGATGTCGCGGCAGTATGCATCATTGATAAGATTCTTGAAGGGAATGATCATATCAGTCCCCATATCCTCATTGATGCTGTCGTACCCGTCCGTTATGGCTATAAAGCGTATTCCCAGCATCGGGAATATCTTCTCAATGTAGCGCCCGGATTCAATGTAGTTTCTGCCGAAACGTGACAGGTCCTTTACGATAACACAGTCGATCTTGTCCTCTCTGATATCAGAGAGCATTCTCTGGAATTCCGGTCTCTCGAAATTAACACCGCTGAAGCCGTCATCCGTGTAGGTGGATACGACCGTGATCTCAGGGTGGGACTTCAGATAGTCCATGACCAGTTCTTTTTGATTTGCGATGCTGTTGCTGACCTGCTTTCCGCCATCAGCTACATCACCGTCTTCCCTTGACAGCCTGAGGTACACGGCTGCATGATATGTTTTGTTGTTCGTCATTGCATTTCCTCCTGTTCTGATCTCTTGGAGCCCAATCCACAACCAGAAAAGGAGGAAGCCTATGACGGCTTAGTCCGCTTTCACAGTATCACAGATTAAACCCGTTATCATTGACTTAGAGCGATGTCCAAGGACTTCTTACAATGTCCTGGCAAACTGCTCGAAGCGTTCCTGCAGAGTCACCCCGTCATTGCTGTACACATTCTTAACAACCACATCGCCTACACGGAAGCAGTACGGATTTTTTACCTGACGAAGGTATTCTGCTTTGCGTTCTTCCTTGGACAGACTCTCATCAATCACAATGCCGGTCACATCCACCAGCGTCTCAGGATCTACGGTTCTTACATCGATTGTTTTCATTTCTTCGAAACCCATAAAAAAGACCTCCATTTCTGAAGGTCTAGGTATGAGTAAATGCTGTTTTCCGATTTTTAGCGTTTATCTTACAGAAAATACTCAAATAAAATAATGGCTGGCAGAGAAACATATCTCCACCAGCCGTCATTACTAAATCCTGCGGACAAAATCCAACGAGATCCAACCTATTCCGCTCTTCAGCCTGCCCCATCCGGCAGAGCTGCCTTTGCCACTTCTCACTTCCATGATCGTGTACACACCAATCGGAATAAACTGAACCCTGTCATAATCGGTCCCCGGACCCTTCCTGATATTCAGATCAGAGATACTGACCTTCACCAGGAACGGAACTTTCACCGCCGGCTCTGCTGCCTTCGGCTCATACACTACCTTACCATCCGCATCGAACACCCTATACCCCTGATTCTGATCTGCGCACTTCTTCGCGTTGTCCAGGATCTTATAGGCTCCCTTCTGGCTCTTGGCATCCGCCCATGACTTTCTAACACGGTACCAGCGGACCACCTCACCGCCGGAGTCCCTAGCATCATACTGAGTCAGGTTCCACCTTTCGATGATGGAGATCAGCTTCTCCACATAGGTCAGGCTTGTGGCATAGCCGCCATCCTTGATGATCTGCACAGCCTTTTTATAATCCGTGCATCCCTTCAGCCCTTCATAACGAAGCTTGCTGCCGTTCTTCGCCCCAAGCAGATAAGCGGAATGGTCAGCAATAGATTTCTCAATGCAGGGATACTTCCGGAAGTCAGCCGTGATCGTGACCATGCTGCCGTCAGGATTCTGTTCCTGCGTCTTCTTCGTGTACTTGCTCTTGCCATCCCAACTGGATCCGCTCCAGCTATTCCCGGACAGGCTGCACTTCATCCCGAAGATATTGTTGGCGTTCTGAGCCAGTTCACTCTTCCCATAACCGGATTCCAGAATGAACTGAGCCAGCGATACCGATGCCAGGATGCCGCTCTTCTTCTGGTCCGCTGTGAAAAGCACACCGACTTTCTTGATCGCATCCGCCTCAGGCAGATTCTTCAGGACAGAGGCCTGAGTCCCCTTTGCAGTCGAACCGCCACCGGAATCAGAAGACCCCTGCAGTGCCTTCGTCACCTTCTCAGCCAGATCTCCCATCCTCGCATACATCCAGTTTCCCGGACAGGACTTATTCGCAAACCACCTGTGAACCGTCAGGATCATCTCCCCGCTCTTAGGAGAATAGTTCAGCGTCTTGTCCCTATCTCCGAACCAGATCAGCTTGTTCTTGCCGTTACGCTTGCAGATATCAATGCAGAGTTTGATCAGAGTCTGATACACCACATCCCTGAAAGCATAAGGCTCTGTGGTATCGGAAGCACACTCGATCGTGATCGCCCTCTGATCATTGGCATTACTGGAAGTACACCAGGAACGATTCTTCTCTTCCACATACAGAGCCACCCTGCCATCCCGGTCGATGCCGTAGTTGCTGGATGCCTGCGTGGACTGCTTCTCAAACCATTCCCCAAGACCTTCTGCAGTGCACTGGCCGACCACACAATGCGGCGTGATCCGGTCAATACTGTGCGTCCTCTGCCCGGAATGATTCGGAGAAAGCTTCTTATAAACCACCATAGAACTGTTCGTGTAAGCCATTATTCCTCACCATCCTTCTTATCCTTTTCCTTCTCGCTCCGGTCATGCAGCTGCTCCAGCACCTTGTGAAGCTTTCCCGGAATAGGAAGTCCCAGATACGCTGCATTCTCCACAAGGCTCAGGCCTTCATTGGAGATGTAGAAGAAAATGATCGCGGTTCTTAAGACACCGGCTTCTCCAAAAATGTGCGTATCCAGCAGATGCCCGATTCCTACCAGCGCAAAAATCAGAACCTTCCTGCAGATCCCCTTGAAGCCTACGGCGCTCGACAGCTTCTTATCTGCCACCGCGCACATGACCCCTGTGATGTAATCCAGCACCACAAACGCCAGAAGCGCATAAAGCAGACCGTCATTTCCGCCTAGGAAATAGCCAAGCCAGCCGCCCACAGCCGCAAAGATCGCCTGAATCACATTCCAAAACTCCTTCATTTCACATGCCCTCCTTCGCATAAAAATAGGCGGCTCCCATATCGGGATAACCGCCTTAACAACACCTGTTCATTTATCCAACCCTTACGTCACCGTCTGCTCCGTCAGTGTGTAAGTGATCTTCATTGTCTTATCTGCATTCTTCACCACTGCCTGACTCAGATTGCAGATCGTCGCCAGATACGGAGTCAATAGCCAGGTATACCTATACTGGTTCAGATAAGCGCCGCCCCAGGCAAAGACATATTCCTTGTACTGGAAGAACGGCGTAGATACATTCCCGCAATGCTCCCCGGCAAATAACGGGATCACATGATCATTCACATCGATCTCAAAATCATACGCCACGATAATGTCATTGAGAATGGTAAGGCAGCAGTCCGTACTGCCGGTCTCCCCGATGCATCTCATGGCGGAAGTAAATCCCAGACTGATCAGCGTCACATCCGTACTGTTGGAAATATTGATCTTATACACACCGGTCTTGTCATAAGACGGCACATACAGATACCCGTTTCTCACTACAGCACTTCTGTTCCCTGACGGATAACTGGATCCTTCCTTGAAGCTTCCCATCGTCATCAGCGTAGCATTGGAAAGCGTCCACTGTCCTTCCGTAAAGGTGTAGTCGCTCTTCCTGATCTTGATCCAAAGCAC